TCAGGTTGGTTACCTGAGAAGCGCGCACCACCACCCCTACTCTCTTCTACTCATCCACCGGGCAACCCGGCGGCGTTGCATCAATGCAACACGAGTTTCCTTATGCGATACCGCTACAACATTTCAAATCAATGGAATGCCGCCCTCATGGCGTCTATCCCTATGTCATACGAGAACAGCCAGTGGGACGTAAGTCCACCTGGCCGACTCATTGCAAATTATTGCTATATGAACAAGGAAGATTGTACCGGCTATCGTACCGCTGGCGATTATCCAATCGCCGCAGCGTCCTTCGGTTCGTCGTACTTTGGTGACATCGGTGACGGTCCCGCCCTTCGGGCGTGGCAGTCATCGTATAACCAGGCGTACGGCCGATTCCGAGGTCGTCTTAGGAAGGGAGGCGCCTCGCTAGGCGTCGCCCTCGGGACATACAAACAGTCTCGAGAAATGGTTGTCAACCGGTCAAACCAGTTGGCTGACCTAACTGACAGGCAGCAGCGCACACTCTTGCAGATTAACAGGAATATTCACAACCGAGGACCAGCCGGCCGTCAGGCCAGAGCAGCTCTCCGCGTGGGTTCTTCCGTATATCTAGAGACCATCTTCGGATGGGTCCCTTTGATGCAAGATATGTGGGCCGCAGCTAATACCGTCGTCCAAGGAGCCCCTTTATCGGGGTGGATGACCGGTCGGGGAAAAGGAGATTGGGTCGACACACGTGACTGGCCTGACCCCTACGGGGGTCTGGTTGGTCAGTGTGCCGGTGACGTAACTGTCACCGTTGCAGCTGGGTATTCGGTTTCAAACCCGAATCTTTGGCTTGCAGAACGCTCTGGTCTCCTTAACCCGGCAGCGGTAGCGTGGGATCTTGTCCCCGCGTCTTTCCTGGCAAATTGGTTCGGAAACTTTGGTCAGATTATCGGGTCCATTACGGATTTCGCTGGTCTGTCTTTTGAGAATGAATCAGTCACTACCACTTATCGGCGGGAGGGGAACCATGTCGCTCAGCGAACGGCATATTACCCAACCACCACGTCAGTAACATGGCGTGAGTCTCGCAAGGTGAGGTCTGTCGGAGATATACCGGCACCTTCGTTTCAATTCAAACTCCCAGACGTCAACTGGGGCATGGCGCAAATCGCCTTCGCCCTGGTTGGCCAACGGATTAATACCGTTTTGAAACTTTTTCGTTAACTCCTTTTCAAAAATGGAAAATAAACCATGCCTCAAGCAATCGCAATCGTCGTCGACGACTCAACGGCAACCCCTCGCACTTTTGACCTCCAAAATCCGGCAGCTGGCCTCGGCTCAACTGCGGACTGGGCGTACAAAGTCGGAGATAGCCCTGTTGCTTTTCCGCGTTATTCTGCAAGCGCTCGTAAAACGCCTAACAAGGCGCGCGCGGTAACTACGAAGTTTGTCATGCCCCACGCCGTTGTCCAGGACAGTTTGACTGTCATGGTGGCTCAGGCTGAAGCAAACATCAACGTTACCGTGCCGGACGCTTTCCCTGAGAGCAAACGTGACGATTTTGTGGCTTTGGCCACAGGGTTGTTCGCCGACGCACTCACTAAGGCAATGATTCGGGATGGACTACCGGCGACCTGACTTAACGTCAGTGAGCTAACAGCCCTGGACATATTTAATTGTATGTCTTCTTCTGAATCACTTTGGGAATAACGCAGATGGATCAAATCCAAAAGCTAGTCCGGACACTATGCCGGGCTATAGGCACTCCACGCGCACTGGCAGTTGATCTGCTGGTGCGCAACGGGGAGTGGGCGCAGCTTCAAGAGCTCCGCATGAGAGACCCGTGGACCTACCCAAACGCCATCGCCTTCAAGCGTGACGCGTTGGTGACCGAACTTCTTCGGAAGTGTAAGTTGCCCTCGGGTGTAGATACCGCGGCTGTAGCGGTGAAAACGTTCTGGGACAGCGAAGTCCAGTGCGCCAACACCAATGCACGGCTTAATCGCTATCTACCGGAACACCTCTTTTTAGAGGACCCGGAGGATAGCGCTATAGTTCATTTCATCGAACTGTGGCGTAAAGAGATTAAAGCTGTGCTTCCCAAGCTACCTCACCACCTCACCCCGCGTTTTAGCGGGGGTTCCACGTATGCCGACGTCGGAAAGCTGATAACTATTCCGGACAAGATGTCCAGTGTCCCAACTTCGTACCAAAACGCCGCGGACCTACTACCTTTCTTCTGGGAAACCAGTTGGGGGCGTGTAGTCCGTGATCGGCGGCAGACTCCTGTCGTCGTTCGTGGTAACATCTTCTTTACCGTCCCTAAGGACGGAACCAAAGATAGAGGGTGTGCCAAAGAGGCCTCGATCCCAGTTGGCTTGCAGCTAGACGCTGCTCGCTCGATTAGGCGAGGCCTTTTGCGGATTGGTATCGATTTGTCGACAGGCAAGGAGACCCATATGCGCTTGGCTCGTGAGAGCAGCTTGCGCGGTCACCTTGTTACTGACGACATGAGTAATGCATCTGATACGGTCGCTCGGACAGCTGTGAAGCTGACCTTGCCTTCCGAATGGTACCTCTTACTCGACTCTCTACGTGCTCCGATGACACGGGTGGATGGCAAATGGGTTCGGCTAGAAAAGTTCTCCTCAATGGGGAACGGTTTTACGTTCGAACTCGAGACCCTTCTATTCGCGACTCTTGCACGCGTTATCGTGAGGGAAGGCGGGGGTGACCCCGACCTTGTTCGTTGCTTCGGCGACGACTTAATCTACCCCAAGGGGTTCGAGAAAGGCGTTCACGCTGCTCTCAAGTTCTTTGGCTTCACCGTTAATGAAAGGAAGTCCTTCAGTGAAGGACCTTTTAGGGAGAGCTGTGGCGGCGATTACTTTGATGGAGTACCCGTGAGGGCCCATTATATAAAGTCGTTGCCAGATGAACCACAGCAATGGATAGCACTCGCGAACGGTCTCAGGAGGGCTCGCGCCCCCTTAGCCGCCTGGCGGTACTGCCTTGAGCAGGTACCGAGTGCTGTTCGCCGATGCAGAGGCCCAGAAGTCCTGGGGGATGCGGTCATTCACGACCGCCCCGCAAACTGGTTCATAAAGCCAGGATGCGAGCCCCATGACATCTGGGTAAGAGCCTATACCCCAATTGGGTATACGGTTCCACTCCAGCATTGGACCCCAGAAGTCGTGCTAGCAAGCACGACCCTGGGTATACCATCGAGCGGTGTTGCCCCAAGGGACAACACTACAGGACATCGCCTATCCTGGATCCAGCTGGTAACAGCCGGAGGCCGATGGTTGCCGACCTAACGGTCGGCGGGACACTTTCGTAGACTCATCATCTACTGGGC